CTAGTTTTTTTTTAGATTAAACTTTACATAAATTCTATTACTATCATATATTATTTCTTTAAAAAGTGTTTTCAAATATTCTTGTTTCTCACTTATTGAAAGGGTGTCATATAATGTTATAAAATCATTAAAAGCGTTAATAACAGAGATAATTTCTGATTGAGACAATACAATTTCTGATTGATCTTGAAGAAGGTTTTCTTTTTTATTTTTTAAGTTTTTAATAGTATTTTGAAGTTCAGATATCTCAGAAAATATTATATTAACTATATCTGTATCTGTTGTTTGTTTTAAATTATTTAATAAAGATTTAACGGATTTTTCAGCAGAATCAATATCTTTATCTATTGATTCTACGTTTATATTTTTCTCTAAATTTTTACTATCACTAACAGTTGATTCTAATTGCTTTAGTAAAGTTTCTTTACTGTATTTTTTTAAATGTTCTATGAATTTTTGCTCGAAAAGTGGACCATTTAAGTTCTTACTTTTGCATCTAGTACCACCAGAATTTATTTTCATTGTGCAGACATAATAATAAGGTTTACTTCCATCTTTTCTTTTAGGACCATATCTCATCTGCATATTTGAACCACACGAACATTTTAATAATCCTGTAAGTAAAGAAGATTTTGAAGTTCCTAAAGCAGGAGCTTTTTCAGTATTTTCTTTTAATATTTCTTGGATTTTAATCCAATCAGATGCATCAATTATTCCTTTATGATTTGCAACGGCAATAATACTTGCAGAATCATTATTGTTTGTTTGACCATATCTCAATAATCCATTTCCATTGGCTTCTCCATATACTTCGTAACCGCAATTTTCGAGATACTTAAAAACATTTTTATCGCATTTAACATATACTGGATTTTTTAAGATGACGTTAATAGCTGATTTATCTATGTTTCCACCATTTTTACCTTTAAAATTATTTGTGAGAGTCCATTTAGATACTTGTGATATAGATTTTTCTTGTAAATATTTTTGGTAAATCAATTTAACTATTTTAAGCTCTTCGTTATTAGGCTTTAGTCTAGTAACAGATCGTTCTTTACCTGTTTCATCAATATAATATTCTCTTGCTCCATCAAATCCTAAAGGTGATTGTCCTCCAAGCCATCGTCCCATTTTTGCAAGAGTATACATATTATCCTTAACTCGCTCTGCAAGTTGTTCACGTTCTAGCTGTGCTAAACTAGCAAGTATACCTATTATAGCTCTTCCAAAACTTGTAGAACTATCAAAACCTTCTGTAGCGCTATAAATTACACAACCTAAATCTTCACACATCTGCATTGTATTATGAATATCACGAGCATTTCTTCCTAGTCTATTAAGTTGATAAATTATAATGCTATCAATTTCTTTGTTTTTAATTTTATTTATCATATCTTGATACCTAGGTCTATTTTCGTTTTTACCTGAAAAACCCTCATCAATAAATATTTCAGTATTTTCAGGATTTATATCAAACTTAAATTGTATAAATTGTTTACATTTTAAAATTTGATTTTCTATTGATTCACCTTTTCCAGTAAATTTTGATTTACGTGAATAAATAGCAATTTTCATTAAATCAGCTCCTATCATAATTATAGAATATTAAAACGTATTTTTATTAGCTCTACTGGAAGGTTTAGAGTAGCAGCTATTTGTTCATACGAATAATTTTCTAATAAGCACTTATCAATTTTATCCATATCACATAATAGATATGCATCAAATTTATTAGCTTGCTTTTCTAATTTGTCTATAGAATAAAAAGTATTATTTTTAAAAAATGGAGTGTTGGCATCAGGATGTATTATAGCATGCCCTAATTCATGCCCACACACGACTAATTGTTCATTTTCATTTAAGTCGCTATTTATATGGATAAATTTTTGCCGTACATATTTATTATAATATCCTCTAATAGTACCTAAAGGTTCATAGATAACGATTATACCTTCACCTTCAGCAATTTCTCTTGGATTATTTGTTTTATATATTTTTTTAAGTTTATTAACTTTGCTTATAATGAAATCATTCATTTTTAACCCGCCTAAAATTATTTTTTGTATTTTTTTGGAGTATATTTTTCTTTTGCAATTTTTTTTGCTAACCTCATAGAGTTTTCAAGGCTTTGAGTTAATAATTCTCTTGTCAAATCGTCTAAAGGTTCTCCGTCAAACATCAAACCATCTTGAGAATTTTGTAACATATCAAGTGTATGACTTAAAGACTTCTGAATATCTTTTTCAGCTTTTTTAGAGAGTTTAATATTTTCTGTATCATTATTGATTACTAGTGAACTATTTACTGATTCATTAATATCAATATTAGTATCATCGAAAAAAGTATTTATAGGTACTTCTAATGCATTAGCAATTCTTTGAAGAGTGTTTGTTTTAGGACTAACATTTTTACCACCTAAAATATCGCTAAGAGTTGATTGAGCCATATTGGCTTCTTTACACAACTTATATCTACTCCAACCTTTTTTATCTAATTCTGCAATTATTTTTTCTTTTTTAAACATATGAATTCATTTCCTTTCCGATACTTCTATGTAACGTAGTATACAACGAAAAAAATGATATGTCAAGAAAAACGAAGTAATTCGGAGTATAGTGAGAATAATTTGTCTTAATGAGACGAAATAACGTAGTAAAAATGTTGATAATACTACGGAAATATAATAATATTTAATTAACGTAGTAGTACGACAAACAAAAGGTGGGAGTGATTATATGTCATTAGGACAAGCTATTAATCTACTAGTTAAAGAAAAAAACATTACTAAATATAAGATTTCTAAAAATAGTGGTATAGCTCAAACAACTTTATCTGAAATAGCTAGCGGGAAAAATACGAATCCAACTATAGAAACTATCGAAAAAATTGCTAAAGGTATAGGCATTACAGCCTCACAACTTATAAAATATGCTGAAGATATGGAGAGTAACCAAAACCAATAATTTGCATATAATAAATAGCAGAATTAAATGAGGTATTTAATATGTCAAAGATAAAAGATCCTGAATGGGAGTTTATATTTGAGAATGAACCAGATCAAGAAACATTGAATGATTTCCATAAGAGTTTAGCTGAAATCCTTGTAAATAAGTATGGAGCTAAAAATATGAAAATAATTCTTGAAGAAATTAAAAAACAGGAATCATAGGATAATTAGGCTGAAAAGCCTCATATTAATAAAATTACATAATAAATAATATGGAGGATAAAACATGCTGAATAAATTACAAATATTTAATTATCAAGGTATAAATGTCACAGACAGTAGACAAGTAGCTGAAAAGATAGGAAAAGAACATAAAAATTTATTAAGAGACATACAAGGATATGCCAAGGTTATAGAGGACAGCTCAAAATTGAGCCGTCAAAATTTCTTCATAGAAAGTACTTATCAAAATTCACAGAATAAAACTCAACCATGCTACTTATTAACAAAACAAGGATGCGAAATGGTGGCAAATAAAATGACAGGAGAAAAAGGTATTTTATTCACTGCTGAATATGTGCAAGCATTTAATAAAATGGAGCAGCACATACCACGAATTAATATGTCTAAAGAGCTTCAAGCAATCTTTATGATAGATGGTAAAGCAGAAGAATTAAAAATACAGCTTGGAGAAGTTAAAGATGAAGTTGCAGATTTAAAAAATAATCTTCCGTTACTTGGGGTTGATTGTGAAGAACTTACAAAGAAAGTTCAAAGTGTAGCTACTAAATTCTTAGGATATAAAACACCAGCATATAATAATAAATCAATGAGTAGAAGATTGTATTCAGATATCTATGGACAACTTAGAAGAGAATTTGGGGTAAGAAGCTATAAGGCTATAAAACGCAGTAAATTAAGTCAAGCCATTAATATAATAGAATCTTATTCAGTACCAATTGTTTTACAAGATGAAATCACAATGTTAAACAATCAAGTTTCATTTTAGGTGGACTTATGGAAAATAAGCAATTGGATGAGATAGTTAGATTAATTCAGCAAAAGGCAGAAAAAGAAAAAAGAATTAAAGAAGAATATGAGAGGATTGTTGAATTAAAGAAAACTTATACTGGGAGAGAAATTGCAAAAATGTTAGGGATATCACCCAGTTCTGTTTCTGCAAAAATAAATAGGTATGAAAAGAAAAAAGCTATTGAAAATGGGCCTAGCAAAGTACCATTAACAATAGACTTTAAAAACAAAACAATTACATTATAACATAAAAGGTGATTAATATGAGTGATAATCAAAAATATTATTATATAAGAATCAAAGAAGATTTTTTTGAAAAAGAGGATATTAAGATTTTACAGGCTTTAGATGATGGATATTTATTTTCGGATATTTTAATGAAATTATATTTAAGGTCTTTAAAGGACAACGGGAAGCTTATGTTTAAAGATCATATTCCTTATAACGCTAAAATGATTTCAACTATTACTAATCATTCTGTTACAGTAGTTGAAAAAGCTATCAGTATATTCAAAGAATTAGGACTCATAGAAATTCTAGACAACGGGGCAATATTTATGTTGGATATACAAAATTTCATTGGTAGAAGTAGCTCAGAAGCAGACAGAAAAAAAGAATATAGGAAAAGAATTGAAAATGAAAAGATAAAATTCAATGGACAATTATCGGACAAATGTCCCGACAAATGTCTTTCTGGAAAAGAAGAAAATAGTGTGGTAAATCAAGTGATAGAGCCAAAAGGACAAATGTCCGGACATTCGCACCCAGAGACAGAAACAGAACTAGAAACAGAACTAGAAACAGAACTAGAACAACAACTAATAAGAGACTTTTCACAAGATGAAATATTATCAATAATACGATTTATGAAACAGAATTATGTTTCTGTTGATGTTGTTGTTGAAAAATTGGCAATAGTAAATTCAATGAAAACTATTAAAAATAAAGTTGGTTCTTTAATTACAGCAATAAGAGAAGACTGGAAGCCATCTAAAAGTAATAATATATCTTCAGGATTTAATAATTTTACTCCAAGACAGTATGATTATGATTCTTTAGAGAAGAAATTATTAGGGTGGGATAAAGATGATGAATAATATTTATGAGTTATATATTACACCAGAAGAATATGAAAAGGCTGAAAAAAATGGAATTGATAAAAATACTTTATACAAAAGAATAAGAGAATATGGATGGGATAAACAAAGAGCGTTGAGTCAACCTAAAAGAGTAAGACCTAATCTTAGTAAATGGAAAGCAATTGCTGTTAAAAATGGAATATCTGAAGGTACATTCTATTCAAGAGTATGCAATATGAAATGGGACTTAGAAAGGGCGGCAACTACTCCGATTATTGAACATACAGGTCCTAAATCAAAATTTAGTGATGAAATTGTTGAAGAATATAAAAGAAATGGAATATCAGCAGCTACTTTTAGAAGAAGAGTGCGTGAAGGATGGAGCATTGAAGATGCATGTACAGTAAAAACTATGACAAAATCAGAAGTTACTAAATTGATGCGTTCTAAAAGGCAGCATATTTTTTCAGTATGGAGAAAGGCAAAATTTTATATTGATTAATGCAGAATAGAGGAAATATTAAATTGGGGGGTGAAACATGAAATCAATAGTATTTGAGGGGCAGATATCATTGTTTGATGAGCAGCCCAAGGTTATTAATATAATTCAAGTAAGAGAAGATAATAAGGATAATCCAATATTTACAGAGATTATTGAAAAGTACAGAGATATATGTACCAGGATAGCAAAAGTTGAGAGGAAACTTTATGTAGAAGTAAATAATCAAACGCTATCATTTGAATCTGATGGAGAAGCTTCACACATATTTGTTAAGAATATGTTGTTAAGACCTAAAGATGAAATACTTGTTGCTAATGAGTACAAACCTATCAATGATAAACAGATAAAAACACTTAGGAAAATACAGACAGATAAATTTATAAAGAGAAAAAGTGACAGCAATATTTTAATTCAATATGAGAATTTCTGTATGGCTATATATCCATCAGGACATTTTGCTAAATGGAAATCGCCTGCAGTATTTAAACAGAATGAAGTTTATACAATAGATGAAATTGAAAATATTAATAAGATGCATGAAGAGATTAAAGAAGATCTTAAAGTCGAAGAGGAAATTGAAGTTAAAGAATCAGAAGAAAATTTAAAACTTGGAGACAAGGTATCATTCAATTACAAAGGTCTACAAGTAGGTGAGATAGTTAGAATATATAACAAGGGTGAAACAGTTAATGTTAGCTGGGATAACAAACAGACAGCATTTTATTACAAGAGTGTTGTAAAAATTAATGCGTAGTAGTCAGAAAGGATGAAGAAATGTCTTTTAAAAAGAATTATTTTGTTGAGTTTGAATATAAAGGACCCAAAGAGAAAGGAACTTGTAGCACAGCAATTAGATGTTTTCCAAGCATGGTTCCTAAAGCAGCAAGCGAGTTAAAGAAAATATTAAACAGTATGGGACATGATGTAGACACAATTTTTATAACTAGTATAAAAAGATTGTAGTTGGAAAGGGTGTAGGAAGATGAAGGAAAAGCTTATTAAGTTACTAGATGCATTAGAAACTAAATCATTGGCTTATATATTTAAAGGTGTTATGGAAAGCCAAGAAGTAAGAAAATACGATGGAAGAAGAAAAGATAATACTAATACTTATTATGCAGAAGGAAAATGTGATAACTGGAATAGAGTATTTTGTATTTATTATAAAGATTCAACTGATCCTGGAGAAGAAGATTTAGAAATAACATTAAGAAAAAGGTCAGGATATTATTTAATAATTGAGAGAAAAAATAAAAGAGCTGTTGAGGTTACATGGAGTCTAAAAGAAAATGGAGTAGTTATTTCAACATATGATGAAAAGTTATTTGGAGAAATATTAAAAGATCATAAGGGTTTATTTGATTCATTATTTAAATTAGTGTAGCCAGAAAGGGTGTAAAAATATATGAAACCAATATTATTTAATACGGAAATGGTACAAGCAATACTGGATAGCAGAAAGACAACTACTAGGAGAATTATTAAAGTTAATAATAGTTTAGAATTTATGGGATTTAAAGAAGGGAAAGCACTTTTGGGTAAAGGTTGCTGCATACATGAAACAATTAAAGCACCATATATGCTAGGAGATATTCTTTATGTCAGAGAAACATGGAAACAGTATGAAAAGAGAGTAGGACGAGGTAATCAGTGCCATTTAGAAAAATTCTATGGATATAAAACTGATGAAAGTAATCCTAAAAATCCAAGTGAATTTTATGATGGAAATTGGAAACCATCAATTCATATGCCAAAGGTTGCAGCACGTATTTTCTTAAGAGTAAAAGATGTTAAAGTGGAAAAGTTACAGGATATAACAGAGGATGGATCAATAAGAGAAGGGGCAGAAGATAATGGAGGTACTAGAACGCCTAAAAACTTTTTTGTAGACATATGGAATAGAACAGTAAATAAAAAAGACATGGATAAGTACAGCTGGAATGCTAATCCGTATGTTTGGGTAATTGAATTTGAAAGGTGTGATAAACCTAATGAAAGGTGAACAATTACAACTTATGAAAGTGATTGAATTTCCTAAAAATAAAGATACAGAACTAAAATTACTTAAAGATAAGTTAGATTCAGCTCAAAAGATGATTGATTTTATTACTGAGCATAAAGAAGATTTTCATATAGTTATTAATAGATCAGCAGCAGAAGAATTATTTGAAATGGATAAATTCAAAGGTGATAAGGTCGTAATTACATCTAATTATCAAAGAGCAAAAGAAATATTCAAGAAAGATAATTATATATTTTATAAATTAACTGGAGATGAGTTTTAGTTAAGAATATGTCAGAAAGGGAGAAGCAATATGGATGGTGTACAAGTAATGGGGTTTCAAAAGGAATATCCAAGCGTTAATTTGAAAATGCAGAAAGGAACTCCCAAGTTTTATGATTATGCAATTTTAAATTTACATGCTTTTGAAACAGAGCATGGATTTAAAGTTAAGAAAATAGGGAAAACAACAAGAAAAGGTACTAAAGTTACTTATGAAGCATTTAAAAGTCAAGAAGATTCAGAAGAATACAGAAAGTTTCTAATCAATAAAGTTAAAGAATTTAATGAAAAGTGGAGATCAGATGTAAAGGTGGAGTAGTAATGGAATATAGATGCTGCATAACCAATTGTGAATACAACAGTTACGGTTATTGTAATTACTGTGGAGACTTTTGGAGTTTAGATGATAAAGAGTGCACATCATTTATAGATAAAAATGAAGGTGAATTGAATCAGGAGGAAGTTAACAATGGGTAAAGAAAAATGGATATTAGATATACAAGAGTATGATAATGAAATTTGGAGTCCAGAAGAATACTTTGATAGTAAGGATGCTGCTAAAAATTACGGATATGAAATAGCAGAAAAAGAAGGTTTGAGCAGATTTAGAATAGGTTTATGTGAAGATGCTGAAAACTTTGGAATTGATGTTGATAGAGTAATTGAGAACATTCAGGAAGCAATGTATGAGACTATTGGAGAAGCTGCAGAATGTTATTTAGATGATGTAACAAAAGAAGATGCGTTGGAGCTG